CCCAGGCCGCGGACGGAGATGTTGGCTCGATGCTGCCGCGGCGGCAGATCGACCGTGATCGTTTCACCGTGGTTGCTCGGACCGCCGGCGTCGATCGCCATCACCGGAAGCGCCAGGTTCACGGCGGCAAGAAGAGCGATGGCATGGGCGAAACGCATGGCAAATCCTCTCTTCATTTCGACGCGGTAGGACGGTGGACAGAGGCAGGAGATCGAACGATCGGCCCAATGGGTGTGGCCTCGATCGCGTCCCGGCCCCTGCCCTCCGTTCTGGGCGACATCTCCAACGAGCGCTCGAAGTAGTGGATCATCAAGAAACCAAACGCGGCCACGATCAGACCAGCGAAGAGGCCGCGGAGCGTGAGCCCCCGGCCGCTGGGCGACGGGGCGGCGGCGGTCGAATTGGGCGGATTGGCGCTGGCAATCACGGAATGGGCAAGCATGGGAGCCTCGTTATTTGGGCGGCGCGCTCTGTTGCCAGGCGACGCAGAAGGCGACGAATCCCGTGATTAGGCACAACACGGGCTTGGCGAAGATCCACCAACCGGGCCATTGCTCATACTTCGCGACGAAGAAGTGAGCGCTGAGCCCACCATAGGCGACGATCACAATGGGCCAGGTGAAGCCGATCCACTGCATTTGCTTCGAGAGCGTGGCATCGTTGCCAACGCAAGACGCCAAGATCACGTCGAGAATGATGCCCGCAACGAACATCAAGGCGATCAAGTAACGCGTCGTGAGCGGCGTCCAGTCGATCATGGGCGAACTCCTGTGGTCGACCCCCGCCGAATTCGGCGTGGTACGATCGCGAATCACGCAGCCTTCTTGAAAATCGTCTGGCCAAAGCCAACCGGCAGCCGGCCGAGCAGAGCTTTGCATCGTGCCCGCACTTCGCTCTTCTGGCGAATTCCGCCGACTCTCCGCCGCCCGGTCATGGCGATGTAAGTCGCCCCCGAAAGGCACTACGGAGAGCCGGCAAGTTCAATCGACCAGCGACGCTTCGACGGTTCCCGTGAACGTCAGCGCCCCGGCGCGTTTCTTCTTGCCGAGGGCCTCGGCCTGAACCATCTTGAATTCGGTGACGGCCTGGTCGACGTCGAGCAGGCGGTCTTTGGTCGGTTGATCGTCGTTCTCGCCGTCTTGGCTTTGCCACGCGATGCCGAGGGCCTGGGCGACAAGCCGGCGGCTTTCGTCGCGGCCGATCTTGGCGCGCTTGAGGATCTGCATCAGCACGCGTTGCCAGGGGATCGAGATCGGTTCGTTGACTTCGCTGTCGGCGGCTTTGTTGAGACCGCCGCGGACGACGAGAAGAATCCGAGCATCGACGTGGTGGGCGCCCACGTCGACGGCCGGCATGCCCTTCTGTTGCTTCTCCAGGCCCTTCAAGGCGGCGGCAACGAGGATCGGATTCAAGGCGGGATCAACAGCGGTAGCTTTGGGCTTCGACAACATGAGGGCTCTCGGGCGAAGGGCGGGGCGAATGGGCGAACGGGCTTGCATGGACAATTTACGTCGCGCTGCCGGCCCCCGTCAAACCGGGCCGCTAGTTATAGCACGAATTATTTCCTGGGCTTGAGCGACATGTCCACCATAAGGCGACATCGGCCCCGGCCGGAGAGGCCGCTCGCCAAAATGCTATGCTTGGCACAACGAATCAAGGGCTGGGAATCGGATCCCCGGCGCCCAGCCCGATGGCGGCTGCGATCATGCCGATGATCGGCGCCGGGCCGAGGCGAACGCCAATCTGAGCGGCCACGTCCGCGGGCGTCGGAGCTTGCGGGTCGATGGTCTGCCCCGCGCGATTGGCGACGATCTGAGCCTCGATCTCGGCGGCGGTGGGCACGGCCACGCCGGCCCGCTGAGCGATCAACTGAAGGGCCGCGGCAAAGCCCTCCGAGACATTGTTGACCAAAGTGAACGCGGTCGAGTCGGCGGCGCGGCTGGCGAAGTGGACCGGCTCGTCGCCGTGGAGCATCAGAGCCGCCGCGGCTGAACGCGTGTCGGCCGTGAACTGCGTGGCCTCGCTCGCGATTGCCGTTTGCACGGCCGTCTGCTGATCGCTGGTCAGTTCTTGGGCGGCGGTCACGACGATCGATTCCGACAGCGACTGAACGCCGGGAATCACGCCGCTGCAAAGCGGAAGGCCGGAAGCGATCAAAGTCGACTGCAATCGAGGCGCATTGATGCCAGCGGCGGCGAATGTGTATTGGTTCATTTGAGCAGGGACTCCTTGCAACCGACCAAGTAGGCCGTTCCGGTGCCGGACGATCCCGCGACCTGTTGAAAAGCCTGCGCGTCATCGACATTAACCTCGATTTGCTGGTAGAGGTAAGTAAGGGAAGCCTCACCGACGATCGCATCCGGACGAAGCAGGTCGGTTTCTCCCGCGCCGCGTTTTCGGAAATACCAGTTGCCTTGTCCTGATCCTGGCTCAAACCCACCCAGCAATGTGATGGATTGCACGGAGGGCGAAAGAAGTTTTTGCTGGGCGGTCACGTCGGTCCACGATCCCGTGGCGGCGGCGCCGGAGAAGATCCCGAGCGCCGCGTTGTGCACCGTGATCAGGTTGCACTCGAACTTGTATGCTCGGTCGAGCCCGCCCCCGGATTGCGAGAATCCGAAGATGCCGTTGGCATCGGTGACGACGTAACCGACGCGGCGAACGTAAGTGTTGTACCCGCTGATTCCGAACGGAGTTGTTCGCTGGGTGGAGAAAAACACCGCCGTGCCGCTTCCGCCGCTGCCAACCCAAACGTAATAACGAACCCATTCGTTCGTGATCCCCGTTTGCCGGCCGCCGCATAGGGGCGTGACGCTGGTTTCGTTTGATCCGGTGTAAGCGCTGGCAAGCGTCAGCGACGTGTTCGAGGCGATGACGCTGACGACTTGCGGGCTGCCCCCGGGACCTGGGGCGAAGACGGGATTTTCGACGATCGTGAAAACAATGCCCGAAGCTCCGGTGTTCACCGCGGTGCCGAGGGTCAAATGGGTGTCGTCGGCGATCGCGACGACTTGGCGGAACAGGGCCGCGCCGTCGTTCACGTAGACCAGATCGCCGATCGTCAACTCCGACATGAACAGCGTTCCGGAGCCGACGACAGCGGTCGACGAGCTTGTTGTCGTGAGAGAACCGGTGCCGTTTCGCGTGCCGAATTCCGTGGCAAACAACGTGCTCGAACCGGTCGCCGTTGTGCTGCCGTTGTTGATCGACACCGTGCCGGTCATCGTCTTCGTGTCATTGCCGCCGGTGCTGCCGCCAGCCAATGTCAGCGTCAGGGTTTGTTTGGAGGTGAGCTTGATCAGCGGAGTGGCGGCGTCGAGCGTGTAACCGGGGCCGACGGTAATCGTCGTCGCGCTGGCCGAGGCGCTGCGAAACCCGCAGGGGATGCCGGCGGTGGACGGCGAAGAAACCGCGACGGCCGCGACTTTCGACACGCGGCCCTGGGCATCGACGGTGATCTGAGGCACATGGGTCGCGTCGCCATACTGTCCAGGCGTGACGCCGTTGGGAACCAAGGTATTGCGTGGCGAAAAGACCTCACTGAAGATCTGCGCATCGGCCGTGAGGTTGGCCCCGGCCGCGGCGATCGCCACGGGAGCGATCGAGGTAATGCGGCCGTTGGAATCGACGGTGACTTGCAGGGTGTGCGTGGCGTCGCCGTTCTGTCCCGGCGTCACGCCGTTGGGAACCAAGAGATTGCGCGGCGCAAAGACCTCGCTAAAGATCTGCGCATCGGCCGTGAGGTTGGCCCCGGCCGCGGCGATCGCCACGGGAGCGATGGCCGTGATGCGGCCGTTGGAATCGACGGTGACTTGCAGCGTGTGCGTGGCGTCGCCGTTCTGCCCAGGCGTCACGCCGTTGGGAACCAACAGATTCCTCGGCAGAAACACTTCTTTGGAAATCACATTGCCGGCATCGTCGTTCGCCGTTCCGCTGGCCGTGATCGAAACCGGCGTCACGCTGATCACGCGGCCGAGGGCGTCAACGGTGACCTGGGCGACGTGCGTGCCGTCGCCGTATTGCCCAGGCGTCACGCCGATGGGCACAAGCGGATTGCGCGGTAAGAACGCCGCCTTCGAGAGAACCTGGGAGGCATCATCCGCGGCGGGGATGGCAGGGAAGGTAATGGCCACGGCCGTCGCCTGGACCAGCCGGCCCTGGGCGTCGACCGTGAACTGGCCGATGTGCGTGGCGTCACCGTACTGCCCGGCGATGACGCCAGAGGCGAACAGCGACGACGAGCGCGCCGCGAAGACTTGCCGACGAATGAGTTCGTCGGCATTCCCCCACGGATTCGGCATCAGCATTGGGTTGACGTGGAACATGGGCGACCTGATCTTACTGGATGCGGTTCACATAACCGGAAGCGATGACGACGTTGGCCGCGCTGGCGAAGACGCCAACGACGAGACCATTCTGGAGCACTTGCCCGGTCAAGATCGGAATCGGCGGCGAGTTCGCCGGCAGCGTGTAGGTGTCGACGATATGCTGATCGGGCGACGTGACGCCGCCGAATTCAATCGTCACCGTCCGCGCCACGGTGTCGGTGTTGGTCAGCCAGAGATAGATCTCGTCGAACGCGGACGTTCCGGCGATCGCGGTGTGAACCGTGGTGCCGGCCGTGGCCGTGGCGACGATCTTGATCGGCTTGCCGTTGGTCGAGCCGGAGAGCAGTTGACGGGAGTAAGAAGCCATGAATCACCTCAGAAGGAAAAAACATTTTGTTGGATGACGTCGACCGAACCCGTGCCGAGAGCAGTGATGATGCCGCCATTGACATCGTCGCCGCCGCCGCTGGTACCGGTCGCGCCGAAGACGATTTTCCCGGACGCCAGCTGAATGCCGTACTTGATGTTCCCGCCCGGACCGTCGCTGATCTCGCCGCCGCTGATATAGAAGCAACTGTTGGCGCCATTGAATTTCGCGCTGATCTGCCCTGGGTTCGAGCTAATGATCCCCGTGACTGAATAGCCCCGAACGAACGGGTCGGCGCGGCTGACCACTATGCCTGATTCTGTCGTTGTCGTCGAAGGTGTCGGCGTGAGCAAAACGCCGGTTGTCGGATTGTAAGAATAAGGCGAATTCGAGATGACGAATTGACCAACGACGGCGGAATTAATGTAGTCGCCAAGATGGATCGCGAGCCCCGTGCCGATGGTGTAGGACGATGTTCCCGAGACCCACGCAATGCTGATGGTGATCCCGTTCGACGCCGCGGGACTGACGAGAACCATTCCCAGCCCGGTTGGGTCGCCCAACAAGCTGTCGCCGACTTTGACGAAATCAACGACGTGCTGCTCGCCATATACATCGAACCGGCCGTGGAAGGCATTTTTGAACATGCTCCCCAGGCTTTTTGATGCCAGGAAAAACGAGTCCGATCCCGTCTCATCGATCAAGGCAATCTCAGCGTCCGACGAGTTAGCCTGGTTGGCCAAGATCGAATGGGTGAATTTCTTATCGCCGGATCCCATGATCTGGCCGGATGTCAGATTCACCAGCCCACTTGCCGTAGCGCTGGCATCGTCGATTGTCGTGACGGCCTCGCCGCCAACGAGTGTGACGACGGAGTTATTGACCTTGTGAACCGTGGAGGTCTGCGCGCCGCCCTTGTCGTCTTTGATCGTCTCGCCGCGGCTGGCTGCTGACTCCGCCGCGCTCACGGCATAGATGAACATGCCGTTGCTTTCGACGCGCATCAGGCGAGCTTTGTAGATCGTCGTGACCAGCGTGCCATTCGCCTGGATCTGGATCGGCGTGCCCGAATGCGAGTTCGCGAACGTGGCATCGAACGTCGTCGACGTCACGGCCGTGACGGTGACGCTTTCCGAGTTGGCGGTTTCGGGATCGACGAGCAGGGAAAGCCCGACCGTGATGCCGACCATTGAATCGGGCGTGACCGTCTGCGATCCCGGGGAGATCGTCGACTGGCTGAGCGTATCGACGAGAGGCGTGATGGCTCGGGCTTGGTTCGCGGCGTCGCTCCAGGCTGTGCCGTCCCAGAACTGGACGTAACAGGGAGAGCCAAAGCTGTCGGGCGTCGCCGAAGAAACGCGGATGAGTTGGTTGATGGGGGACGTCGCGCCGCCGCCATTGGCCGAGGCGCGGTCGTAGCTATCGAGGCGCTTGCCGCGGCGGAGCCATTGCTGGACAAGTTCCTGGACAGCAATGGCGAGCGGTTCGTCGAGGGCTACGGGATCCGGACGCATGGGCTTCTCTTGTAGGACAGGCCTCCCGGCCTGTCCCGAATGACAGGCCGGGAGGCCTGTCCTACATCAAACCGGGAATTCATCCACGATCAATTGAGCGAACAGGCCAACCGGTTTCGAGGCGCCGGCGACGGCGGAGATCTGCACTTCGAGGACGTCGCCGGCGACGAGTGCCGTCGAGGTGAAACCGGCCGCGGGCTTGAGCACGTAAGAGGCCGTGCCGTTGTCGAGCACGATGTCCGCGGACAAGATGTCCGCGCCGTTCTTGAGCAGCTTGCACGTCGCCGAGGACGCCGAGCCGGCCGCGGTGACTGCGCCCAAACCGAAGGCGAGAATCGTTCCGCCGCCGCTGGCCTTGCAGACGTAGATGACACGCTGTTCCGTGGCGGCGTTGGCCGTCGACAGTTGCGCCCAGTGCGTCCAGTTGCGATGGCGGAGCTTGGTCGGGTCGACGTTGCTGCCGGCGGCAATGCCATCGTCGTCGATGCAGCCTTCGGGCGCGTTGAACGTGCTCGGCGACAAGTTGCCGTCAATGCGCACGTCGCCGGGGAAAACGGTCTGGGCCATGATTCACCTCAAAACGGGATGCGCAATTTCGAAAACTTGGCTCGCTTGCGTTGGAAGGTCTGGTACGTGGGCACGCCGGTGACGATGCAGCCGTTGGGATGCGCGTTGCGGAAATTGGCGGTGAAGCTCGATGGCCCGAGCGCATCGATCTTCACGTCTTCCTGCGCATCTCCGGTGTCGATCCGAAGCATGTCGCCGACGTCCATGTTGGCGTCGGAGAAGACGGAGACAAGGATTGCTTGCCCTGGACCGAACGCGGCCGAGGCGACGGATGTCTGAGGCAGCATGTGGCCTTTCGCGTCGAGCATCACGAGCCCGTTCAGCGCCATGCCGTTGGGGTCGACTGGCTTGATGCGATCGTGCGTGCCGTCGCGAGCGATGCAATAGTTGCCCTGGTTGAGAACCTGCCAATCCCAGCCGCCAATCTGCAGCTCGATTTCCCACTTGTTGGCGAAGTAAACAATGCCGTTGTCTTCCTGCTGATCGCCGGTCCAAACATTGAGTTTGCAAAGGCCTGGGACATTGCCGAGCCAGGGATCGGAGTTCACCGCGCCGGTGTACTGCCAGGCCATTATCGGATCGTAGGCGATGGTGTTCTTCGTGATGGTCACAACCAGGTTGTGAAGATCGTCCATGACCGGAGGATCGAAGCGCTCGCCGGCCGAGTTGACGACGGCCCTTCCCTTGAGGTTGGCCGCGATCGCCGCCAGGGCGTTGCCGTTGCCCGGTGCCGGCACAAGGGAGTAATCGCTTTCGAGGGGCTGCTGGCGCTGGCGGGTCGCGAAGCTGATGATCGGCAGACGCGCCAGCGGATTGCCCACGGCCATTCCGCCGTTGTCCGCATTGCCTTGGTTCTTGCCTTCCTTGTCGCTAACGAGTTCCTGCTCGACATCCGATTCATACGTAATGTGAGCTTTCCACTCGAACGGGTTTTCCTCGGAGTCTTCAATGCCGATCTCGGAGACGTAGGCCCCTTCGTCGGATTCGTTCGCCGCTTCGTAGGTGTCGCCCCACTGAGGCAACCCGGATGCGAAAGCGGCTTCAAGCGAGGCCGTCAGCATGTTGTTGGTGTAAACGCGGTACGTGCGCTCATAGCGCCGGACAAGCTGGCGGTTGCGATAGGTCCAGGTGAGACGGCGTCCGCCGGTCTCGGCTTCGACGATCACGGCCATTACTGGGCGAGCCCTACGATCTTTTGCACGGGACGTTTCTTCAGTTCGCCAAGAACTCCCTTCATGTCCTTGGCCATCGCCTTCTCTTCGATCAGTTGCTTCTCACCTAGGGCGGCAAGCTGTTTGAGCGGATCGTTATCCTTCGTCTCCGCGCCGCGTTCGAGCGCGTTGATCGCGGAGAACGCGGCTTGCGAACCGCGCAGCAAGGCCTCGGGCGCTTTGCGTTCGGCGATCTTGTTCTGATCCAGAAGCTGCTTCGTCATCTTGCCGACGAGATTGTCAAACAATTCGGCCTCGATCCAGCCGCGGTTGAAGGCGACCTGAAGCTCTTCCACTTCCTCGGTCCACTTCTGGAACGGAGTCTTCAGGCCGTCGAGTTTGGCCATCGCTTTTTCGATGGCATCGAAGGCACGCTGGTCGATTCCACCGAGTATGCTTCCGACCAGGTTCAATCCGCCGGTACCGGTGAACATCTCCTTGACGCGATCGCGGAACTCTTCGAGCTTCTTCATTACCGCGTCGACGTCGACGCCGTCGATGTTCTTCTTGATCTCTTTCATCGTGCCTTGAATGACCGACTCGATGGCATCTTCCCAGTTCTTCAATTCCTTGATCGATTCCTTGACCTTGGCGTTGCCGCCGGGCGTCAATGCGTCCGTCGCCTCGGCGATGTAGCGCCCGAGCGTTACGAAGGCCTTGGCAAGGGCCAGGGCCGCGAGCTTGACAAAGCCGAACACGGCTTCGATCTTGAGCCAGATGTTGTAAACCTCGACGGCCGCGCGGATGATGTATTTCGCACCGCCGAAGATGATGTCGGCGACGGCCTTGGCCGTCACGCCGCTCCCCTTGAGTTCTTCCTGCAACATGCGAATGAAGGGGATCGCTTCGAGGGCGATCTGCGTCCAGATGCCTTTGACGATGCCGTCGAATTCTTTCATGCCCTTCTTCGCCGCGGCCGCGGCCGTCGCGTCCGCTTCCGTGAGGATGAGGCCGAGGTCCCGTGCCTTTTGCGCCATGGCTTCAATGCCCTTCGATCCCTTGGCTAAGAGCGGCGCCATGTCGGCCCCAGCTTTGCCGAAGATGGTGAAGAGGAAGTGAGCCCGCTGGGCGGGATTGGCGATCTGTTTGAAGCGATCGGCGACTGTCTTCAGCGAATCGAGCAAGTTCATGTTGGCGAGCTTGTCGGAGTCCAAGCCCATCAACCGGAACTCTTTTGCCGCGCTCTTGCTGCCGCTGGCCGCATCGCCGAGCTTGTGGTTGAACTTCTCCAACGACTTGACAACGCTCTCGGCGTCGCCGCCAGCAATGAAGAGGATTTCTCCCATCGTGCCGACGTCTGTCCCGAGCTTTTGCGCCTGCTTGCGCATGTCGGAGATTTCTTCAATGACGCTCTTGAGCTTGCCCCAAAAACCCTCGGCAAAGCCAATCCCAGCGGAGAAGAAGCCGCCCACATAGGGGATGGCCCCAATGAGGTTCTTCGCTGATTCGTAGAGCATGGCGAACGGATCGCCGCCGGAGGCGAGCTTGTTGAGCGCGCCGCCGACGCCTGAAAGAGATGAAGCCAGAATACCGTTGGTGAACTTGGCGAACTTGCCGACGGCGCTGATGCCCTGATCGAGGCCGGCTTTTAGACCGCCGACTCCGGCGGAGATTTTGAGTACGAGATTACCGATGGTTGTGGCCATGACGAGCTAGCCGGACGGCGCGGAGACAGGCGACCCACTGGTCGATGTTGTCGGCGACGTTGGTTTCCGACTCCTCCTTATTCGCCGTGTCGCCCATCCAGTCGGGCATGAAGTCTTTGGGCAGGAAGGCTAGCTTGTGCTTCTCTTTGTCGCGCCAGACTTCCGCCGTTATCGAGCACAAGATGCCGAACAACAGATCGAGCCGCTCGCCGTCCCATGGATCGATCGAGTACAGTTGAGCCCACTCGTCGAAGACGTCGTTGGGCATGCTCTCGCGAAAGGCGTCGGGATCGAGGATGGCCTCGCCGCCATGCGCCAGAGCGAGCTTCAGGAGCAACCGCCGCTTCGGGCGGTTCCTCAGTTTTTTGCGTCGCCCTCGACCAGGTCTTTGATCTCGGCGTCGGAGTAGCCGCAAAGGCGCGTGGCGACGTCGAGACAGCGTTGCATCGGGGCTGCGGCCTTCTCGCCGAGGGCCTCGACGTCTTCCGGAGCGAAGAGGCATTTGCCCGCTTCATCGACCAGGCAGATCGCCAGCAACTTCGCCGAGAAGTTCTGCATGTTGAGCTGGCGGTTCTTGCCTTTGCCTTTGGCCAGTCCGTCTTCGAAGGCATCGCGTTGGTTGCGAGTTATCGCCCTTACGAGCACGTCGCCGCCCCATTCGGGGACGTTGACGGGTTCCGTCTTGATGTCTTCGGCGGCGAGGATCTGATCGCGGTTGAGCAGTGGCATCGGGTTTCTCCATAGGGCCGGCTTTCCAGCCGGCCGCGGGTTAAACGATCGTGATGGCTTCCCAGGCTTCGCCGGTGAAGTCGATGACTTTGTCTTCGTCGACCTTGATCACGCGCGCCTGTTTCTTGCAGAGCACGTTGAAGGTCTCGGAATTGCTCCCGTTCGAATCCGTCACTCGGAACTTCACCGTGTTGTCGAGAAGCATGCCGACGAACGCGGTGAACAGCGCGGCCGTCCAGATACACTTGAATTTGAAGTCGCCGAGATCGAGTGTGGCGGAATTCTTCTGCGCATAGTTGGTGCCACGCAGCGGCCGGTACACGGCGTTCTTCTGGTCGATGTCCGGCGGTTCCAGGTCGAGCACGTCTTTGATTTCGACCCAAGAATTCGAGACGGATGTCTGTTGATATTCGAGCTTGGTGCCAAGTCCGATTGTCGGCGTCACGCCGTTTGCGTCTGCCATGTTGGGCGTCTCCTACTTCGGAGACAGGCCGGGAGGCCTGTCCTACGGGGCAATGATCCAGGTCACATCCATCCGCACGTCGCGGAGGCCGGAGCTTTCGCCGGGCCGCGGCGGTTCGTCGTCGTCCGTCGCGCCTTCGTCTTCGTCGCCGGTGCCGATGAAGGAACCGATCACGGTCAAGCCGCCGAAGGTTCCCAATGTCCCATCCAGGAGCGTCTTCAATGCGCTCTGCAACTGCTCGGCTTGCAAGCGCGTCGCGAGGTACGCTTTCAACTGGAAGCGGCTGCGGATGCTTCCGACCGGTCCGCGGAGGCCTTTGCGCTGGTAACGCGAGACCTCCTGAAATTCCAGGTAGGGCTCGACAACCGTTTCGCCGGCCTGGTCGGGATAGATCGCCGGGCCGAGGATCGCCGTGATCGTGTCTTGCGACGCGAGGAAGGCTCCGAAGGCTTGCTTGGGTGTCGGCATCACTTGCTCAATTCAGCGGCTAGGCCCGCTTCGCATTCGGCGGCGAATATCTCTTCAGTCGATGACTTCGTTTCTTCGTAGCCGGGCCGCATGTGCGGGTTGGGCTTCGCGCCCGGATGCTGGATCACGCGGCCGTCTCGATCGATCTCCGCATGCGGGGCCGTGCCGAACTCGACCAGGTGAGCGATCTTGGCCGGATCCTCGTAGACTTCTTTCCTGCCCCAGCCGTCGCCTTGCACCATGCCGCCGAAACCGTTGCGTGCCCCGATGACGGCGACGATCGTCATCGTCTTCGGATAGCTCTTGATCTTGCGGCCGAGGGCTTTGCGAAGCAGCCCGGAGCGTTGTTTCACGTGGCCTCGGATGGCGGCGACCGTTCCCTTCGTGGCCCGGCTCATGGCTTTCTTCATCACCTTGCGTTGCATCTTGTCGGGGATGGAGGCGAGGACTTGCGTCGCCGCTTCCGCCCCTTCCAGTTTGCCGCCGAGGTCGACCATGTCAGGCACTCCGCTCTTGCACCATCATCACGAGCGATTCGCGTTTCTCGTCCGGACTGCGCGGCGTGCCGTCGATGCTGAAGATCCGCAAGGCGTTCGTGCCCGGATCGAGGTATTCCAAGCGATACAAGGCACTCATTCCCGGTCGGTAACGCATGGTCACCTTGTGGGAAATCTGCCGGCGCATCTGAGCCGCGGCGTAAAGTTCCGAGGCGCTGAGCGGCTCGATCGAACACCAGACGCCCGTGGCCACTGCGACCGACCAGTCTTCGATCGGCTGGCGATTGGCGTCGATCGCCGGCGTCGCCATGTTCTGGTATGGCTGGCGGATCGTGACCTGATGGCGTAAGGTGCCGGCGGCCAATCCCATGTTTGCTTCTCCGCGATCGGCCAGTCACGCGGCCGTGTCACGCCGCTGCCGGCACGCTCGCCGTTTCCAGCGTGGGAGCCGTCGGCGGTTCCGGCTCGGCCGGGCTCGCCGGTTTCGGCGTTGGAGGATCCACCAACGTCAACGTGAGTTGGTAGACCTGGCCCGGTTTGACTTCCTGGCCCTCGGCGAGCGTGGCCGCGCCGAGTTCGACGTGGCCGCGGGCCGTGTGGACGATGATTCGCGCGTGCGGATCGCCGTCCGGAACTTCCGCTTCGAGGGTGACGATGATCTGCTCTTTGTCGGCCCAATGCGTGTCTTTGACGCTGGAAACCGTGAGCGCGTGGTTGAGGATCAAGCAGTCCCTCCAATGACCGTGATCAACACTTTGGCGGCAACGCCGCTGTCGTTGTTCACGATCTTGAGATTCAAGTGGCTGGAATCGACGGTGATGCCCGAAGCCGATCCGTCCTGGTAGTGAAGAACGGAGCCGTTGTTGATCGTGATGGTCGGCGTGGTGCCGGCCATGTTGAGGACGTTCGGATTGCTGGCGCCGCCGCCAACAGTGATCGACGAGCAGGCGTTGCCGGCCGTGCCGTCGGGCGCGGCGTCGTTGGCGCCAAGCAGGTGAATTCGGAAGCCCTTGATGCGGGCGAGGCTGATCGTGGCCTGCCCGGCGATGTCGGTGAAGCTCTGCAAGTTGATCGTGACGTTGCCCGACGCGCTAATCGACAGCAACGAATGATAGACTTCATCCGCTCCGCCGATGGCGGCGTCGGCCGCGGCCAGGCTGAGTTGCTGCGTCTTCGAGGCGATGGTCTGACCGCCCAGGCCGTTGGCGAGCCCGGCGACGGCCAGGGAGCCGTTGACGTTGGCGATCGATTGCAGGCTCGATTGTTGCGTTGTCAGGGGCATGGGCAATTCCTCAAGAGGCAAGCGAGACGCTTGCCCTACGTGGAGCAAGCGTCTCGCTTGCTCATGACTTCGCAATTCCGTTGACGGTGATGGTTCCGTGGGTGCCGCCGACGTCGTCGATCACTTTGACGCGGTAGTAGCGGTACGGGGCCGGGTTGGCCGTGTAGCTGGCGTTGCTGCCGGCCGTGATCTTCGTGGCGGCGAGGACGGCGACTTCGTCGGAGTAGTCGGCGGCGTTGGCGCCGAAGACGCTCCAGTCGACGTCGTGCGTCGCGGCGATCGCGGTGTAAGCGACCGTCTTGTACTGGGTGACGTCGAGTTCTGCGCCGGTGACGACAACCGTGGCGTTGGTCGATGTCTGTGGGCCGACGGCGCCGGTGACCAGGGCGGCGGGGAGGGTGTCGGTTTGGACTTTCGTTGCACTCACGGATAGATCCCACTGTGCGCGCTGCTCAGCAGCGATTCCCACCGATCAAATTCCGCCTTGGACGGTTCGCGGTTCAGGTATTTCCAGCCGATCGACAGCAGCATCGCGGAGAGGATTCGCGAGGGAACCGATCGGACGGTCACGCCCGCCAGGTGGCTTTGCGCGAACGTGGCCGTGAACGTCGTCCCCGTCACGCCCGAGACAACCACTTGTTCGGCGGTCGCTCCGCTGTCGACGCCAAGGATGCTCCCGGCGACGATGCCGGCCATGCTTCCTGGTGTCACGGTCTGACTTCCGGACGCGATCGCCAGGGCAACCGTCGTGCATGGCCAGCCGGCGACGTATTGGATCAGCACCGAGTCGGCCTGATAACGGCTGACCGGCCACACCTGGCCATATGCTGGTTCGATCGTTCCGGGCTCGCGATCGGCCGAGGCCAGATAGAGCGTCGGATCGAGCGTTTGCAAGTTGCCGAACGTATCGACGTAGGTGATTCCCGAAACACTCACCAGCGGCGGCCGCGGCAACCGGATGCGCCGGGCTTCGAGCCATTCGTAAGCCCCGACGCCGAGCGTCGAATAGCGCGGCTGGCTCGATCCGTCGTAAAACGGAAAGCGATCGAGGGAAATCTTCCAGGTCTGCGCCGGGATCGTCCGCTGCGTGAAGACTTCGGCTTCCTCGCGCGCGGCGGTGATCCACATCGACAGCAACGCATCTTCCGCCGTCGAATCGATCCGGCAATGCAAGCGAGCTTCCGTAAGCGTCACCGGCTCGGCCGCCGGCGGAGTCACGAGGGTGATGTGCACGATCGCCCTCCCTTCCGGTTGCGGAGCAACCGGTCTACTACGCCGTCAGGATCGAGTGCCATTGACCGGCAACGGTGCAATACAGTGTCGCGACTTTCGTCGTGGCCATCGACAGGGCCGCATTGGCGCCCAGGGCGTTGATCTGTTCCGTTGTCGTGCCGCCGGCGTTGGGGAACACTTGCAGCGAATGCGCGCCGGCGTTGATGATCGTCAGTTCCATGCCCGGCGCGCTCACGGGGAGCGTGCAGGCGTCGCCATTGTTGGCGACCGTGGTGAAACGACTGATGGCGGCGGTGATCGCCAGGCCACCCGCTTGCGTTTGCGTGGTGCCCGCGGTCAGGGCGTCGGCGGCGGAATAAGTCGGTAAGCTGCCGTTGTAGCCGACGCCGGGCGAATCGCTGTACCACTTCCCCGCGACAGGGCAGGTGTAGTAGCAGCACGAATTTTGCATCTGCGACACGCCGGTCGCGGTGGCGACGTCGTTGATCGTGTCGGCATAGCCGTTGTCGCCGAAGACCTGCATCGGGTTGGCGCCCGAGTTGATCACGCAAACGGTGAGCCCCGGAATGGCCGGCGGCAAGGCGACGGAGTCGGCCGCGGCGGCGACGGTGCTGACGCGATTGATCAGGTTGACGAGCTTCAGGGCCGACGTCTGACCGCCTCCGGAATGCGCCGTGAGCGCGTCCAGGTTGGACAGGTTCAATTGTCCGTCCTGGCCGATGAAGCATCGACCAGGAAAGTGTCCGAGTTCCGCGGCTGCCGACATGAATCAACCCTCCACGAATCACAAGTTGGAAACTTGTGCCACTTGAGAATTACGCGTTGGGGCCGGCGAAGTCGGAGGCGGCGATGGTCTGGGTCACGGGCATGTTCTTCGAGTTGAACTGGATGGCGAGGATCGCGGAGATCGCGGCGTTCTGCGCCGTGCGCGTCACGTAGGCGAAGACGTAGCGCTGGGTCGGGCGCTGGACTTCGACCGATTGGACCGTGTCCGAAGACGTCGCCGCGGTGATGGCCGTGCCGGTCTTTTCCACGGTGCCGCCGCTCGACGAACTGGTCGGGTTGCTCTTCACGGCCAGGGTGACGACGGAATTGTCGGTGACCGTGCCGAGAATGGCGACGAAGATCACCGAGTCGTAACCCTGCATGTCGAGCACGCTCGACGATTGCGCCGTGGTGCCGGCGGCGACTTCGTTCATCACGCGGGTGATGAGCATGTCTTTGGTAATCGAAAGCATGGGCGGGGCCTCAGCACGTTGGACTCGGAAAGCGAAACTCGAAACTCAAAACGCTGGCGTTACGCCACTTGCAGGAGCTTGACCGGGGTGTTGCCGGCGGTCAGGAGATTGCCGTCTTCGCGCGTGAAGGCGATGAAGCCGTCTTGATCGGTGTCGCGGTAGCGCTCTTCCAGACGATACATCCGCGTCGCGCCGACCGTGCGAATCTTGTACTTGGAGAGGTCGCCGTAGGCCAGCACGTTCTTGCCCGTGGCAACCGTGTTGTCCATGTCCTGATTGGTGACGATCGGGTCGCCGTCGAGGGTGTCGGGCGCGCCGTCGCGGATGTTCGACTGCCACAGGGGCCGGCCGATGCCATCCTTGAACAGGCGCATGTACATCAAGATCTGGTCGTGGCACATGAACGCCGGATTGACGCGGTAGGACGGCTCGACCGAGGCCTTGAGCTTGACGATGTCGTCGAAGACGAACGATCCCGCCTTGCCGCTGAGGATGTAACCTTTGGCGTAGCCGGTCGGGTACGAGAGCGTGTCGTTGCCGAGCGCCACGAGCTTGCTGATCAAGCCCATCGGCGTGGCCGCTCCGGAGCCGAGCGTGAACTTCGTGTTGCCGACGCGGCCGAGGCGGATGCCGAACATCTCGCCGATCATCTTGGCGACGTCGAACGCCGCGTCTTGCAGAAGCTCGGTCGGGATCAGGCAGGGCTTCGACGAGAACTTATAGGCGTCCCAGTAGACCTTGGCGAAGCTGGGATCGACCGAACTGCCGATCGAGGCCGATTCGCCAAGCTGGACGCCGGTGTTGCCAGTATCATCCGCGGTGGGCCACGACATGCGTTCGCCGGTCGCGGTGCGAATGGTCTCGGCGGCCTGGCGCATGCCGCCGAACATCAGCATGTTGACTTCGAGGGAGCGGATCAGCGTCTCGGGCGGAACGAGGTAGCCGCCAGCGGTGCCGCTGCCGATCGACAACGTGGCCTTGTAGCCGTTCATCTTGTTGGCGGCGTGCGACGGATGGACCGAGCGACACGCGCTGACCAACTTCGAATAATCTTCGGTGCCGAAGAGCGGCATCGTCAATTCTTTGGCCATCGGATTGAAGCGGATCAACTTGCAGGCCGCTTGCATGTCTTCGTCGAGGTAGGCGCCGAGTTGGGCGGAGAACCACGCGGCCATCGCCGTGGCGCGGACTTCCTCGTCGGAATCGAAGCCGGCCTCTTTGAGAAGCTCGGCGTGGGCTTCTTGCTGATGCTTGCGCTTGGAGACTCGCGTGCTGCCGCCGGTGTCGCCGCGGCGATCTTCGCGGCCGATGTCGGCACGCCAGTCGGCGATGACGCCCTGGTCTTTGGCGACCTGGGCGGCGCGCTCGGCGACTTCGATCTGCGCGGTGAGGGCGTTGTACTCGTTGTTGGCCTGGACCCAGGCCGGGGTGAACTGGCCCGCAGTATCAACGGCGGTCCCATCGGCGGACATCTTGGTGATGGCGGCGCCGATGGGGGCGCGTTTCTCGCGGAGTTCTTTGACGGTGGGCATGGGCGACTTCCACTAGGACTGTGAGTGCCGTGAGGTGATCTCAGGACACTATAAACCCCCGCCCCAACGGTTGGGAGCGGGCGGGTGCCAAAATGCTATGCTTGGCATTTCAGGGCATCATTCCCCGTGGACCCAATCTCCGGCCTTCTCGAATCCAAACAACCAAAACACACCGGCGATCGGATGGACAACGATGTTATGCCAAGCATTGCGTAGGCGTCGCATTTCAATTTACCCCTCAATGGCGATCGCCCGGGCGCGGGCAATCGCTTGGTTGCGGCGAGCTTCGGCGCTGGGCGTGTCCGTTGCGCCGAGTTGCTTCATGATCTTGTCCATCGTGCCGATGCGATCGATCATGCCCGCGGCCAGGGCGTCCTCGGCGTTCAGGGTGCGACCTTGGCCGAATGTCTTGTCGACCTTCGATTCGGAAATGCCGCGGCCCTTGGCGATGTCGGCGACGAACTGCGCGTGAACCGCGTTGCAATTCTTTTGCAGGTTGGCCTTGGCCTCATCGGTGAGCGGCTGCCAGAGTTCGGCCTTGTATGGGGCGCTGGCGATTAACGTCGTCGTGATGCCGTCCATCTCATCGGCCTTGCTGTAGTCGGTGTGGCCGTAGAGCACGCCGACGCAGCCCGCTTGACCGCTGGGCGTGCAAACGATTTCCGATGATTGCGAGATCAACCAGTAAGCCGCGGACGCCGCGCAGGGATCAATGAAGCCGACGATCTTCTTCTGATCGCGAGCGGCGCGAATCTTGGCGGCCAACTCTTGGACGCCGGGCACACTGCCGCCGGGGGAATCGTAGACCATCACGATCGACTTGACCGCTTTGTCACTCACGAGCGAATCGAGGCTGGCGCCGAGTTCTTCCGTGGATACGCCGCCGCTGGCGCGTTCGAGCATGCCGACGCGCTGGGAGATGGTGCCGAACACGGGGAGCACGGCGACGCGGCCGACCATCTGCACGCCGTCCGGTCGACGCGAGGCGGCGAGCGCCTGCACCTGTTCATCGAGCAGTTCGCCGCCATCGGCCTTCATGCGCAAGAAGGCGCGGATCTCCGCGAGCTTCTCGGGCAAGATCGCCCAGGGCGTGGAGAAGAAGGCGGAGAGAATTTGCTGGTACTTCATGTGGCGACTCCTAAGTATTGTTCTTCGGGTTGCCCGGTTGCGGACCGCCCTTGTCGTCGGGTTGATTGTCCTGGCCGCCCTTGCCCATGTTGAGCGGGTTGAGATATTCCGCGGCCTCGCCGCCGAGCGGATTCATATTCATCTTCTCGCGGGCTTCGTCGGGGAGCATCCAGGGCCGGCCGCCCAGGGCGGTGCGGAAGTAATTGGACTGCGCGGCTAAGTCGGCCTTCACCAGCGATTCGCGGTGGAACTCGATGACGTGCGAGTCTTCCGTCTTCTGTTCTTCCGTCAACAGTTTCTCGCGATGTTCGGCTTCAACCATGCAAAACCAACCGTCGAGGCAATCGTCCAGGAAGTTTTGATCTTCCTGTTCGAGGGACGCGAAACTGCGACCATCCTTGTCGCCGAGCTTGTGCGGCGGCAGCCCGAGAATATTGGCCATGTCGACGATGGAGAACTGCCGGCTCTCGATCAGTTGCGCTTTCTCGGCGTCGATCGATAGTTGCTGGATCTCCGCGCCGCCGTCGAGGATGCCGGCGCGGTGGGCATTGTCGAGGCCCGAGTGCATCCGGTCGAAGCCCTTGAGCAACTCGCTCTTCGCTTTGTCGACCAGCGAGTTTTTCGTCTTGATCACGACGCCCGGCCTCGCGCCCCGGCCGAAGAATCCCGCGGAGTACTTCTGCTTGGCGAGGCCTTCGCCGAGCGCCTCGCGCGCGAAGGTCAGGACGTCGTAACCGACCAGGCCGTCCCAGCCGAGGCCGCGCCAGTGGAGGACGTCCTCGGAAGGTAACTTGCGTTCCTGGCCGCCGACTTTGGTGATGTACCAGACTTGGCCGTCGACGCGAACCGGCTGCGTCACGTCGGGATCGAGGAGCAATAATTCGCGGGGAGTGCCGTCGCCGTTGCGAAAGATGTAGCGATAGCCGTTTCCCTTCAGCAGGACGTGGGCCATCTTGACGCGCTTCTGATCGAAGGCCGTGGTTTCAATGCGCGTTGGGATCGGCTGATAGCGCAGCAGCCCGTAGGCGAAATGCTTGGTGTCGACGACTTTGCCGGCGCCGCCATCAACGCGACGGTAGACGATCTCGGGGATCTTCGCGAAGTTGGTGCAGATCAAATTCACACCGCGCCAGAACGCAGGCAGCGTCAGCGCGCTCTTGCGGTTGATCGGCAAGCCCGCCGCGGATGGAGTGCCGGCGTCGAAGGCTTCCCAGGCGCCGGGATCATTCAAGGAGAAGCGTGGATTCTCCGGCGTGGCGGCCCGCGGCGTCAGCAGTCGGTTGAGCCAGGACATTAGCGAGCCCCCCACAAGCCGAGCGACATGAAGACGATGCCGGCCACGACGAGGCAAAGCGGTGGCCAGATCCACCAAAGGCCGATGCCCATGATGGAGAGACCGGCGAGGAACAGGCCTTCCGGCAGACGGCCGGGCGACAAGGGCGATTTCATTGGATCAATTCCCGCAATAGAAGGTTGGATCTTGCGCCGGCGGCGAGGCGAGATCGACGCCCAGGGCCATGACTTTCGCCGTGATGCCGTCGATCTTCTCGGGGCTCTTGTCCTTCGAAGGTTTCATCAAGCCGCTCTTGACTTCGGCGGCGCAGTTGCCGGCCATCCAGTTGGTCACGGGATTGTTGGGATGGTGCCAGCGACCGGCCTTGACGAGTTCAAGAAACTCGCGGAACGGGGCGTTCATGCTGATGATGCCCTGGGCAAAGCTCACGACGATCTCCTCGCCGTAGAGTTCGACGAACTTGCCGGCGATCCAGTTGCCCTGGAAGCCGCGGTCGATGGCGAGCTTGCGAAAGCGGAACTTGCGGCCGATCTCTTCGATGTCGAGCAGGACCTGGGCGTAGTCGACCAGGTTGCCCGGCGTCGTGCGAATGTGCCCTTGGCGACGCCAGGCCTCGATCAAGGCCGCGGTGTGTTCGTCGCGGCGCACGGGCGTTTCAGGCAGCCAGTAGTAATTGATCGACGTGTAACTGCGGCGCGTGATGGTTCGCTTCGGGCCATCGGGCTTCGTGCTGTCTTCCGGGATCTCCAACGTCTCGACGTCGTCTTCGGGGAAGACGAGCGACAGCGCGCAGAAGTCGGACGTGGCGCCGATGTCGAATCCAGCGGAGCAAGAGCGGCCTTCGAGCGTGGCCAGATCGATCTCGCGAGCGCAGGCTTGCCAGCGATCGCCGGGGATGCAGCGCGAAGAGACTTGCGTCCAAAGGCAAAAGTTGAGCCGCTTGATTTCGTTTTCGCTGGCCGGCATGCCCTTGGCGCTGGCGACCTGGTCGCGAAGGTAGCGAAGGGTCACACTCACGCCGAGGTTGGGATTGGCCTTGGGCCAGACCCTTTCGTCACGCCAGTCGTCGCAGTCGGGGCAGCCCTCGATCGGCAGATCCTGGCCCTCGGCGAGATGCTTCTCGCATGGATCGAGGCCGAAGACGATCGCGAGCCACGAATCGTCGGGGACATTGCCGACCAGAATTTGAATCGAGTAGGCGTGATGCTGCCAACAAATGCTGGCGCGGTCGCTGCCGGAGTTGGTGATCTCCACGCAGATCGGTTGACGGCGTCCCTTCTTGCCGGCGTGGGCCATCTGGATGACGGCGCCGGTGCGATGTTCGTGGACTTCGTCGACGAGCGTGCAATGCGGCCTCGGCCCGGACTGGCTGTGTTCGTCGCTCGCCAATGGCCGGAACCAACTGCCGCTTTCGTGATGCGCGAGATTGTTCTCTTTGCCCTTGCCGCCGCTCGCTTCGATGATGCGTTGGAGGCTCGGCGATTGTTGAACCATCGCGACGGCGTCGCGGAAGAGGATCATGGCCTGATCGCGCTTCGTCGCCATCGCGTAGACTTCGGCACGCGGCTCGTTGTCCGCGATCTGGCACTTCAGTCCGATGCCGGCGGCGAGCGGTGACTTGCCGTTGCCCTTCGCGATCTCGATGTAGGCGGTGCGAAAGCGGCGCGAGCCATCGGCGAGCTTCCACCCGAACAAGAGGCCGACGACGAACGCTTGCCACGGCTGAAGAATGAACGGCTTGCCTTCGTGATCGCCGCCATTGAGGCAAAGGATCTGCTCGAAGAAGTCGATCGCGAATTCAACGGAGTCGATGTCCCAGACCAGGCCGCGCTCGTGACCTTTGACCAGATCGTCGAGGTGACGTTGGCAGGCGAGCTTCACGAGCCGGCCGGTCACGATCTTGCCGGCGACGACGTCCTGCGCGTAAGCGGTCGGGCGGTCGACCGCTTTGGGCGGAGCGGCTGCTTGCTTCTTCTTCCGCGGCTTAGGAGTCTTTACCGGCACGGTTCATCAGCCTTTGGAATGGATCGATTGTCTTCGGCTTCTCGGTCTTGACGTTGACCCGCGACGCCGGCGTGAGGCCGAACTCGGCCAGGTATGCGCGGAGACGAGCGAACGCGTCTCGCTGCATCCTGACGATCGGATGCGCCTTGTGTTTGTCGCCGATGTGTGCGCCCGATTTGTCGATGATCGGCTCGACGACGATGCGGCCCTGTTGGTGGAGGACCTGCGTGCATTCGACCAGCTCCGCCCAGGCCTGACAGCAAGCGGCCAATGCCGCTCGGTCGACCAACGTCAGCACGCCGAGCTTCAGAAGCTCCGGAACAATGCGAGTCCATTCGGCCTTGGCCTCACCCTTGATCCAGATCGGGCACGTCGGTTCGCCCGAAGGTGGAGTCGGCTCTTGCTCGTTGAGCGGCCGGCGGCCGGGGTTGCCCTTCCGTTTCTTGGTCTCGGTTGGGGTCGGCCGCGGCCCTCGCTTTCCCATTGGAATAATCCCCACACGAAATCTCAAAACCTGCGCCAAAAAAAACGCGGCTGCTACGCGGTCCGCAAGGCCGAGGCCCCAAAGATTCAGACCCCCTACCCCCTGCGTCGATCGCGTCCGAAGCCGCCGTCCTGCGTCGCTGTCTTGCGCGAATGGCAACTATGGCACAAACCTTGCAGATTGGTCTCGTCGTCGCTGCCGCCATCCTCGCGGGAAATTATGTGATCGACTTGCGTTGCGGCCTCGACACGTAATTCACGCTCGCAGTGGCGGCACAACGGATGCCTTCCGAGGTACGCTTTGGCCAGCTTTTCCCAGTCGCGTCCGTAGCCGCGGCGTGTGGCTGACAGCCGGCGATCAGCGCGCACGGTGACTGGTGGTTGTCGGTGTGGGCGTGGGAGTTGGGGCATGGACTCAGCTTAAATCGGAAGGGTCTGCACATGCCAAGACTCTGCGCCAAAATGCTATGCTTGGCACACAGCGCGACCACGCTTGATGGCGCGGGCACGGTTCTTCGGCGCCTGCTCAGTGAAGCGTTCTTCGCTGCGCAACCGGATGTTGCACTTGGGACATTCCCGGTATCTGACGAGATGGTCTTTGCGCCTGCGGCAGCCGGTGCAAATCATGTAGCTGCGGCATTTGGGACAATGCCCGAATTGATCGCTCTGCTTGAGGATGTTCACGGGCGTGTCCGGGATGAGGCGTCTTGGTGTGAGTCGCGGAGGACATTATAGCATGCCCTGCTCAACCAGCTCCAACTCCGAATCCGGATGGACGAAACAGCCACGCTCGACATCCCAAATGCGGAAGTAGCAACCCTCGAACGCGGGCCTACCGTCGCCGTCGATCGCCGTCATCATCGACCGCACGGCGATCGCATCCTCGATCCTGTCGTACACGCCAATCGGCCGGCCATGCCCGTGGATCTGTCCCCACACTTCAAACATCTCGCTTCCTCCCACTCGGCAGCCCCAACATCGCCGCGAAGAACAACCCCACGACGGAGAACGCCAAGAGCATCGCGATC